AGGCGGGATCTGTCTGGCAATACTGCCAGCACGAAGCGCGGCCGAATCAGATCAGGCCAGTGGCTCCGATTGTGGCAGCCCTCAATGAGTTCCGGGATCTGGACGAGACATTCGACCACATGCGGGCGAAGGTCAAGCTTGACCAGCTTTTCGGGATCGCATTCGCGAGGAAGGAAGACGCTGAAGCCTTCGACGAAGACGACGACGAAGCAAGCCTACAGGACGGAGCCACCCGTGTTGTAGACTTCGGTGATTCTCCTGCGGTTGTCGACTTAGACGAAGGCGAGTCAGTCCAGACGATCCAGAGCCAGACACCGGCAACCAGCACGCAGGAATTCCTCCAGCTTTGCACGCAGATTGCCCTGAAGTCTTTGGACCTGTCCTACTCGATGTTCTCTGAGAATTTCACGAACTACAGCGGGAGCAGAATGGCGTGGATCGGCTTTGAGCGGGCCTGCCACACCAGACGCAAAACGCAGCGAATCCTCCACGATAAGATGGCACGCTGGCGGCTTTATCGGTGGTTCCTTCGGCCAGAATTTGGCGGCACCGGTGAGCTCAATCTGCCCAGTGGCATGACTCCCGAAGACGTTCGGTTCAGGTGGGTTCCTCGTGGCGTGGCATGGTGGAAACCACAAGAGGAACTGGACACGGCTCTCCGCAGCGTGGCGGCTGGGCTTAAGTCTATGCAAGACGTTTGCGATGAGTTCGGGCTCGGTGATTATCTGGACAATGTGGCCGAGATTGCCAAAGAGCGAGAGGAACTGGAGCAGTTCGGATTCTTGCAGCAGTGGTCAGACGCGGCCATGGTCAGGCTGACAGACGGCTCAGACAGTGCAGACAGTGAGGTGACAGCATGAGCCCCAGCAGACTCTGGCAGATCGACCAGCGATTCCTCCAAGCGTTTCAGGCACGGGCAGCCCGCAAGGCTGGCCTTGATCCCGAAACGCTCGACGATGTTTTCACGGAATACCTGGCGGACGCTCTCGGCGTGGACTCCAAGCCCTACGAGATGACCGAAGACGGGATCGCGATCGTCTCTGTGATCGGGCCGCTCTACAAACGCAAGAGCCCGTTTGTCAGCAATTACAAAGCCATCGGCGAGGCACTGACGGCAATCAGCCAGATGGAGCAGCTTCCGCCAATCGTGCTGAAGATCGACAGCCCCGGCGGCATGGTGGCCGGTCTCGATCCGGTGCTGGATCAGATCCGCGAGCTGGCAGAACAGACGCTGGTGGTGGCAAGCATCAACGGCATGGGGGCCAGTGCAGCTTACCGGATTGCATCACAGGCTGGATCAGTCTTCGCGAGCAAGGATTCCGAGGTCGGCAGCATCGGCACCTATTGGCAGCTTTTGGATTACTCCAAGGCATATGAGAAGGCCGGGGTAGAAAGCATCCTGTTGACCACGGGGCCTTACAAGGGACTCGGCACACCGGGCGAGCCACTGACGCGACAGCAGCGGGAATTCCTCCAGCAGACGGTGGAGGAATCAAACGAGGCATTCCTGCGGGACATCATGGCCGGGCGGGAGATGTCCGAGGAGGCGGTGAACAGCGTGGCTGATGGCCGGTGGTGGTCAGCCAGCAAAGCGGAGACATTTGGACTCATTGATGGAATCGGCAGTCTGGCAGACGTTCTCCAGATGATCCGGGACCAAGGCTTTTTGAAGGAGCCAGCGATGGCAAAGCCGAAACTGCAGCCGGGGCAGGCTGTGACGGATGCAGAGGAGGCGGCACCGGTCGCAGAATCTGCTCCCGAAGAGACTCAGCCGGTGGCTGAGACAATCGACGACGAAACCGGTGAAGAGGTTGAGCCGGTGGCTGAAGAGGATCTGGAGGAAGTGGAGGAGCCAGTGGCCGAGCCGGTCGCAGCTGTCCACGATCTCGGCGCGTATATGTCAGCCTTCGGCGATGCTGAAGGGGCGAAGATGTTCCGCGATGGCATCAGCTGGGCCGATGCTCAGCAGGCCCACGTTGACCGATTGGCCGGTGAACTGCAGGACCTGAAGGCTGAGATGGCACAGCTCCGAGAGCAGGCCGCAGCAGCTGCTCAGGCGTCACCAGATGAGGCTGAAGGCGTCAACGTGGCAGCCGACAAGGGCTATGTCTCGTGGGCCGACGCTTGCCGAGGCAAGAAGAACTGAATTGATCTGCGGCAGGGGTCGCGGACTGAATACATACACTTGATCTAAGGAGATCACGACAATGGCGGACACGCTCACCACTTTGGCCGAACTGGTCAAGTTCAACTCTCTGGACGTGAATCCAGCAGAGATCACCGACATCCTGAACGGGGCTCCCGTGCTGGCTCAGCTCAACGCGATGATGAGCAGCAACGGCACCACCCACAAGTTCAACAAGGAAACGACTGCTCCGGTCATCGGCTTCCGTGCGATCAACGCGGGTGCCGACTACACAGCCGGTTCCAGCACTCAGGTCAGTGTTGACCTGAAATATGTGGACGCCACCATCCGGGAAGACGTGGCCCTGTGCCGTGCATTCCGTGGCGGCTCCGAAGCGTGGCTGGATCGCGTCACACGCAAGCAGCTCCGCCAAGCTCTGTCTGTGCTGGAGAAGCAGGTCTTCAACGGCACGACCGAGGGAGACGCTTCGGGCTTTTCTGGCCTGTCTGATGACTCGAACTACCAAGCAGGCGGCTCACTGCTGATCGACGCGGGCGGGACCACTGCCGGGACGGCTTCCAGTGTCTGGTTCCTCCGATCGACTCCAGACGATGCAGCCATGAGCGTGGTCGGTGCTGGTGATGAGGATCTGGCGATGGACAATATCAATTTCATCGTTGGCGAAACCTTCCAGAGCGAAGTGGCCGGCAGCAACAGCAAGCTGATGACGGCTCTCTGCCGGCACATTGGCGGCCATCTGGGCATTCAGGTTGGCAGCAAGTACGCAGCCGCAAGAATCGGAAACCTGACAGCCGACAGCGGCAAGGGTCTCACCGATCTGCTGCTGAGCCAGTGTCTGGAGCTGTTCCCATCCGCAGATCCTCCGACTCACATCGTCATGAATCGGCGGTCTGGTGGCCAGCTGCAACGCAGCCGGACCACCTACTCACCAGTCGGAGCTCCTGCTCCTCTGGTGCGTGAGTACGAAGGGATCCCAATCGTCTACACAGACAGCATCCTCAACACCGAGACGCTTCTGTGATCGTCTGAGTCAGCCCGCGCGGGTTCCCGTCGTCAGCCTCCACCCTGACGGCGGGGCTTTTTGAGAGCATCCCATGCCATCCCCAATCGCAACAGCAGCAGCAGCAGCCAGAGAGGCATCACGGCGCGTTCGTGGCGAGACCGTCACGTACTCCCGTGGGGCTTACTCGGTTTCTCTGCTGGCTGTGCGAGGGACAAGGGACTGGAGCCGAGTGGCACCACAGCAGGGCGTGAAGGTGGGCGACAGGTCCACAGATTGGCTGATTAAGCAGGCCGATCTGGTGGACTCTGGGGCGGCTGAGATCCAGCCACAACGCGGCGATGAGATCAGCGTGGATGGTGTCACGTTTCGGGTGATGCCATACGGGCCAGACAATCAACTCTGGATGTACCACGACCGGGACCGAAAGTTCCTGAGAGTGCACACGAAGGAGCGAGTCTGATGGCCAGCAGATCCGCAACGCTTGCTAATGCTCTGGTGACTGCCATCTCCGGGTGGGCGTCTCTGCCCTCCGGCGTGACAGTGGCCCGAGTGCGGTCTGTCACCCATCTGCTAGTGGACATGCCAACGGCAGCAGTGGGCCGGGTGGCTGTGATCGTCTCCAGCGTGGAGGATCAGAGCAGCCGGGGAGATGTTGCCGAGGATGTGACGATCGGCATTGCGGTCATCGGAAACTGTGATTCTGAAGCGGTGGCGCAGTCTGACAGCTGGGATGAGTTCACGGAAAGTCTTCGGGACTGGCTCCGGACAGACTCGCAATTCCGCAACATGGATCTGGGGAGCGGATTGGCGGCGCAACGGCGGTCGGTCTCCACGGTGACTGTGGCAGATGCTGACATGCTGGACGAGAACGAAATTTTTGTCAGTGCCACAGAGGCGGTCTGGTTTATGTCGGTGGGGAATCACGCATGATCCAGGTTGATTTTGACACAACACTCGGCGACTTTCAGCGGGGATTCTTTGACCGTGTTTCGGACAAGGTGATCGCCCCAAAGCTGCGGCGATTCCTTTCCCGTGCTGGCGGGTCGATCCGTAAAGCGGCCGGGCGACAATTCCAGAGCCGAGCACAGAAACCACTACGGGAACTGACACCGAAACAGCTGCGACGATTCAGGCAGGAGCAAGAACTGTACAAAGCTGGCAAGCTGGACGAGAAACCACGCAGGCCGGACAAGGTTGCACTGCCGGGGCAGTCGCCACGAGTGCACACGCAGAAGAAAAGTGACAGCCTGCTGGCCGGTCGAATCTTCTACGCTCTAGCTGATGACGAGCAGAGCGTGGTGATCGGGCCGGACAAGTTAAACGCCAAATCCAGCCGAATGACGCTGGAGAAATTGGAACAACGGTTCCCGTTCATGGAACCAGCTTTTGAGGCGATACAGCCACGGTTACCCAGTTACTGGCCACGATGATAAGGAGAGAATGACATGACAAACGCAGCGGACGGCTCAGTATTGGGCGACGATTGCATCACGTACTATTCCGCCACACTCGGCGGAGCAGGCGCACTGACAGAGATCCCGGTCATCATCGACGACACCATCAGCAGTGAGCGGCGAGCAGTCGAAAGCAACTGCCGGGGGGATGCTGAGATCGCAGAGCACACGGGCAAGCCGAAGCATTCGGTAAGCGGGACGCTGCTGGTCAAGCGTGGCACAGTTGGGGCAACGTACGAGGCGCTGAGGGATGCCTACGTCAATAACACGATTCTGGCGTGGGCGTTTGCCACGGGTGACTCTGCCGATATCGGCCAGTACATCTTCCGCATGGAAGGACGGCTGAAGCGGTGGGAGGAGTCACGACCAGATAACGACACGGTCAAGGTTTCATTCGAGATCGCCAAGGCTGCTGACAACACCTATGCCAGCAACTGGGCGACAGTCACATCCTGATAAGGAGACATGGCAATGGTCAAGGTTGGACAGGTTGATGAAGTGGAGTTCATCCGGGCAGACGGCACCACATTCCGGGCAAAGCTGAAAGTGGTGGGCGTGGTCGGAGGCAGCCAGCCAGCGGAGCCAGAGCCAGCAGACAACGGAGGTGAAGACGATGGTGGAGAAATTCCAGCTCCTGAATGATCAGGAGGTGGCTGTCAGTGTCCGACTGTCTCACCGGAAACCAATCCGGGAGGCGGTCGGCGTGGACATCGTGGCAGCGGCTCACGATCCTGACCAGCTGAAACAGCTGCTGGATCTGCTGACAGATCCTGACAAGCTCTGGACGGTGGTCTCAGTGGTCTCTGGTGTCTCTGTGGATGATCTGCTGGCACAGGCTGACGGGTCAACTGAGGAGGACGCAGGGACCGCCCTGCTGGAAGCGGTGGTCTCTTTTTTCCCGAAGTCCAGCCCTCTGAGGACTCCCCTCCTGAGGCTGCTGGAGCGAGCGAAGGAGACACACGGGGAGCAGGTCAGGGACGCGGAGCAGCTGGCACTAGAGGCGGTCGAGAGTCTGGATATTGGATCGGTGATCTCCGATGCCAATCAGCGGACGAATGGCTGACGAGACTTCTGGCAGTCTGTCCGGGTGACTGGTCAGACTGGACACTTCGGGAACTGCTGTGGCGTTACGCTGGGCGTGTGTATCAGGACCAGATGACGGCGGCCACGGTAGTGG